TGAAGTAGTGAATTAGTGTCCACATCTTGTCATTCTGCTCAAGTGACCGCTTTGGGATGTAGTTGGCGACCTTACAATGGATGTCCTGACCGTTGGCAAGCCTGTCCTTAATCTCATCCTTCAGGATGTTAACCAGGCGGTCAATATCTTGTGGGCTGTCAGATGTACGGCAGATGATCATTAGTCTAGGCTCTCGATGTAGTTACCCTTCATATCCTTGTCAATTACAGGATCAAGGATTTCCTTTGATGCGCCTAGAGTCAAAAGGTAGAAGAACTCCGCAGGCAGGGTGATTGCGTTGCAAAGGTGTTGGTAGCGTCTTGCATCCTGTTCAATGGACATTTAGTTAATCCCCCGTGTTTCTTTGGCTGAGTACCGTTTCTCTAATTCCAAGACAAACTCGGCAATGAAGAATACCAAGACATCTGTTGGCAGCTTGGACAGATCATCCAAGTCAATTTCATGCTCACCTGCGTATTTTCCACTCATTTCTCGTTCCTCAAGTGTTTGCGCAGTTTGACAAAATGCTTCTCAATGTCTAGCTTCGCGGTTAGTGGGTTTTCGTGTTCTTCAAGCAAGTCGGTGGCAATTCGTTCAAGCTGCTTGTACCAGGACTGGGTTTTTTCAGGCTTCTGCAAGGGACTCTCCATACTCCGATGCCTTATCCAGGCTGTCAAACGGCACAACCATACCCGTAGTAACGACATAATACTTGTTGTGATACTCATATATCTCGATACTCCGATTCCTTTTGTGGTCATAGAACAGGCCTGCGATAAAGCCACTTGTGATTACTTCGCCTGCGGTTACGGTTGTCATTGGTCACTCAAGCAGGTCACAAAGACCTCGCGCTCAATATCAGCCCTTGACTGCTCAGGAACTTGATAGGCGACCATAGCTAGTCCAATCACAAACTCGCGCTCTTTTGCCGTAAACTTAACATTTAGGTCTTTGACCCATTTCAATACATCTACAAAATGCTCAGATTGCGGTGTGCCTGAGTCACGAGCCAATGCCCCTGCCCCTGCGACAGCAGCAAGAGTCTGACAGCCTTCATAGTTTGCAAAAGCTAATAGTGGGAACAGCCCAAGAACAATAGTAAGCAGCACCCTATTCATTGACTGTCACCTTGATGTACGAGCTACCCTTGCCACGGTATGCCTCAAGATCAATGGTAGGCGCAACCTCTTTGACAATCCGGCGGTAATCTACCGAACCTTTCTTCTCAATAACAGATACAACGACATTACCAAAATGACCGCCAGTAGGATTGTTAGCGACAAGTTTTTCCTTAACTTGGTCATATTCGGCCTCAAGGTCTGCAATTTGCTTTTGAATTGTGGCAAGCCGTTCTGCCAATTTGCGATCATCTGGGTTACCGCCAAGTAGTGCCTTTTGGTATTCGGCAAAGAAGGCTTGCAGCTTGGGGTAGTTTTCATCAATCCATGCTTGGTTATACGGCACAAAGGTATGGGTAATGCTGTCATCTGACTGCACCACAATGAACATCGCCCTGGTCGCGCCCGTTACATACATCTGCACCTGCATCTGTGCATAGTATTCCGGCATATACAACTCATAGTTACAGGCGACATATTCCTGGCTATAAGGGGCTTTAATCTCAAGGACAGTCGTACCGTCTTTACTTATGCCGTCTGGGGTCGCCCCAAGAAAGTCTTTGGTAACGAATATCTGATCATCACCAGTCCCAACAAAGGTCATAAACTCGTTAGCGTACTTAACACCCTTGTATTCATTGGCACGACCATGAGCCATAGCCGGATTGTCTTTGTAGACAAGCGTACCACTCTGGGCCTTAAGCATATCATTCAGCACGGAACGGGCAGTTTTATACTTGCCCATCCCCAAGATTGCGCCGACATTGGAAGCGGTTAGGTAGTTTTTCCTGTTGGGATCTAATGGCATAAATATCCTTATTGAATGAGATTTTCACGCGCCATGTTTACATGAAGCGCACGGCGAATACCTTTAGTCACATTACCGCCACCGATGTCCTTGAATGTCTGAAGGTCATCAGGCAGCATCCGAACCGAAGTCCGATGGGTGTATAGCTTGTCCAGGGTGAAGCTACTGACATCTTCCTGAACCAAATTGCAAAGACCTGCGGTGATAGAACCGCCACCAATACGGCGAAGCTGCTCGATTTCATCACAGGTCATGGTCAGATAAAAGTGAACCTTGTTTACCTTATCCATCATCAGAATCCAATGTCATCGGCAAATGGATCAATGGAAGTTACGGTCTCTTTCTTGACCGCGCCTTTTTCATGGGCTTCCTGTTTGGATGCCAACAGGGTCACACTTGCATTGCCCAATTCCAAGCTGCTTTTCTTGCTGCCGTCTTTTGCGGTGTATTCACGAAGGGCAATCTCGCCAGTCACACCGATGCGATCACCCTTGTTAATGTAGGGGACAATGCCCGTCTTTTTACCGAACAAGGTGACATTGAGCCAGGTTGTAACCTTTTTGTCGCCATACCCGGAATCAACCGCCACAGAGAACGATGCCACATCATCGCCGGACTTGAGCTGTTTAATTTCAGGCTGAGTACCGATACGACCAATCGCGCTAAAGCTATTCATAATTACTCCTTGTTTGCGTGTTCTAACTGGTTAACCCGTGACTTGAACACTTCGGTCAGGGCTTCTTTCAACGGGGCAGGCAGGGTCTTGTAAAGCTCACGGACAGCCTTTGGGCTTTTGAGATTGCCAAGCTGCTCAAGCACATCTTCCTTGCTAACATCGGTGCGCTTATAGGGGTTCTCGACATCTACTTTTGCCCACAGCTCGTAGGCCAAGCCAAAGGTCAGAGCAGCAGCAAGACAGATGCCACGGCGGTGAGTGTCGGTAATGTCACGGGCTGAAATAGCATCAAAGGGGATAGCGTTGTTCTTGTGATCCATGATGGCTTGGGGGACGGGCGGTGTTTCAGATCCGTCTGCATTACGGAAGCCAATCAGCAGATAGCCGCCGACAGGGGCGCGGTGTACGACACCACCATCGGATGCCGGAACAGAGAACGGAAGCCAACCAGGGGCATTTTCGCGCAGAAGTTGCATGGTGCGTGACCAGTTGACATAGCTTGCAGAATACTTGCCCGTGCCAATGGACTCAATAAGGTTCGGGGTGACTACCCCAGAAAGTGATGGGTAGCTCATTTACTTCTCCAATCCGTATTTGAAATTGAAGGCTTCAGACAATTCCTCATCCGTAAAGCCCGTTTCGGACATAGCGTAGGCCTTAGCCTCGTTATCCTTAGCATAAGCCGATATAAAGCCGTAGATAGCCTTGCGGTCAGCATTTGATAAGGGGCGATCATCCCTTGTGATGATTGGTTGTTGCATGGTATTACTCCTGTTGGGGTATGTATAGCTTAGGTTATGTAAATCTACTTGTCAAGCAAAATATCAATCTTTTTTTCGGGGGCTTTCCAGGTCGTCCCGTTGAATACCCACCCCCTATGCTTCAGGACTTGCCTTGCCTCTATAAGCTCGTCTTTAGGATCACATAGGGGGTCAACAGTCCAATGTCCGGCTAGGATGGCTACTTCAGCCAAATCTACCAATGCAGCCAATGCCTGTTCAGTATGGCTTACCTCATAGGCAGACCTGCCCTTGTGATACCGTTCCATGTCGGCAATATCGAACTTCTGGGTCTTGTTCATCAGTAGTTGTAGTCGCGGTGGGGGAAGTCGTATTGTTCCATCAGCTTGTTAAAGGCCTTGCAGTTATCCTCGACAGATTCACGGTCACTTGATCTGGCAGACTCCCGACCATTGTAGAGCCTAATTCTAGGGTTGCGCTGCTGTTCTATGGGGGCAGAATTATAGACGGGCTTGGGCTTGGCAAGCTCATCTTCCCACCTTCGTTGATTCAAGAATGTAGCAGGCATTGGAAGGTAGTCCAGTTTGCCCTGGGCGGTATATGCATCTACAAAATTTTGGGTGCGAAGGATGATGGTGGTAGACAGCCTGTCCAGTTTCAGCTTTTGCCATGCTTTCTCAGCCGTAGCCCTTGCTTGCTTCTTGGGATAGATTGCGTACCACTTATCAAAAGCGGTTTCATCAATAGGCTCTAGGTCAAAATCATTCATTGGTATTCCTGTTGTTGGTGTATTGACATTTATACAGCAAACAAAATATCTGTCAAGCGGTTTATGAAAACTTATTTTTACATAGTTTATTTATGTATCTACAACAATTCATAAACTTTAGACAATAAGGGGTCTATGATGCCTTTGGGTGATACTGGCATTTGCTTTTCGGATTCGCGGTGGTACTGAAGCGATGATTGTCACAAACTCTTTTCGGATGGGTATCTTCCGCAGGGTAGTCGCCCTGTACCTACATCATCACCACTAACTGTGTTTTACGCACGGCGGCATCATACCGTGATCACTTCAGTAAGACTTTCTTGATCTGCCTGCATCTCTGACAGCATAACTAACGGGGATCGTGCCGGCGACTTGACAAACCAGGGGATAATGCAGATACTTGCCCAAGTTTGTTAATTCGCATTTACAGACTACGACAAGTCGCAATGGCCTGTCAACCCCACTTCGGTGGGGTTTTTTATTGCACACAGACAAAAATTGGTGTATGGTCTTGCAAACCACGCATACGGGTCTAGTATGAATCGTAGAGAATACTTGCTTCTCAGGGCTGCAAAGGGGCTTCTCCGTACCCCTAGGGTGTGCGACAACGACATTATCTACCTGTGGCAGCTTGTCGGCATCGAGCATGAAGGCCTACCCGTCTACAAAGTCGGTATAACCTCTAATAAATGTAAATCTACGCGCATACAGGTCGTTGCAAGACGGCACAAGGTAGGCTTCAAGATCATCGCCTGGACTAGAGTAGGGAACGCAAGGGCGGTTGAAACAGAGCTTCTAGCCCTCGGAAGCCGTACAAAGATCCGTGATATAGACGGTTATACGGAAATACGAGCTTATTGCCCAGAAACCCTTGAAAAAGCCCTTAAAATCATCGAAAAGTATAGCCAAACCCTATAAGTTATTGATATTGCTAATATACTGAATGTCTTAATTCATGCAATAGGGACTTATTGCAGAACCGACCTATGCAATAGCAGAAAGTTTACAAAGATTTTACAATCTTTTTCTTGACTTGTGTGTTTGTTTGATACATACTGTTCACATGGAAGGGCAATTCAGCCCGACCAATAACAAGGAAACCTACCATGAAAACCTATCCTATCTCAGCAAGAATTGTAAACAGATACACGGGCATCAACAAAACCATTCCCGTTGAAGCCAAGACCATCCAGGCTAACGGCGGTTGGTGGTTCTTTGAAGTAGAGCATAACGGCGAAACCCTGTTCTCTGAACACGGCGAAAAAACCAAGTCAGGCCTGCTTGAAACCGCAGCCAACGATGTCATGGAGTTTGTGCTATGAGTAAATACAAATTATCTGAAGAAGAAAAGGTTGAAGCCACCATCGAGTTTGTGCGTGATCAATCTTGGGAAGATCTGACACCCCATATCATTCGGTGGCTGCAGAAAACCCAATGGGCTTGGGAGTCATTTGAAGAATGGCGAGTTGAAGAAATCCTGACCGAAGGTGACGACTATGAAGGATAATCTTAAAAAGATAGCGTATGAGTTATTCGCACACATTGTCATTACTCTTGTAATGTTTATAATGATTATATGCTTTCTCACCCCACAGTAAGGACAGGCCATGCCCCTGAAAAAAGGATACTCCCAAGCTACGATTGCCAAGAACATTCGCGCAGAGATGAAGTCCGGCAAGCCTAATAAGCAAGCTGTTGCCATCGCGCTGTCGGTTGCCCGTGAAGCTAAGAAGAAGCGCAAATGATCAAGAAAGGCTCTGAAACCTTTTCGGGCTATAACAAGCCCAAGCGCACTCCAGATCATCCGACCAAGAGCCACGCTGTCCTAGCACTAGAGAACGATGTTGAGAAGCTGATTCGTTTCGGCCAGCAGGGTGTCAAGGGCGCAGGCGATAACCCAAAAACCGCGAAGGACAAGGCGCGCAAGAAGTCTTACTATGCTCGTCATAATGCACAAGACCCAAACCCCGACAAGCTGTCTGCTCGATACTGGTCGCATAAGGTGAAATGGTGATGCCAAGCACAAAAACCCCCAGGCTTACAAACTTTGAGAGCAGAATCACCAATATGTTCTCGCCAAATGCGCCTAAAATTGTCAATTCTGACGGCACTACAAGCTCTCATAAGATGGCTTGGGGTCAGGTTGATGATTTCTACATTGCCTATCCGACCATTATTCAACAACAAGATGGCTCACTAAAAGAGCTAGACCCAAAATCCGCAGTAGACTATGCGCTCAGGACTGGAGAATATAAAAAGTTTTCCAATGCTAAAGATGCAGCAAATTACGCTGATGGTGGATACAAACCAAAACAGTAATGCGCCATAAACAGGATACCTATGAAAACCAAGTTAAGATTTGGATCAGTTTGTTCAGGCATTGAAGCAGCATCCGTAGCATGGCCCTTTTGGGAAGCTGCCTGGTTCTCTGAAATCGAGCCGTTCCCGTGCGCTGCCCTGAAGCACCATTACCCCGATGTCCCTAACCACGGCGATATGACAGCCTTGCCTGATCGTATCCTGTCGGGTGAAGTAGAAGCCCCGGATATATTCGCGGCCGGAACGCCCTGTCAGGCTTTCAGCGTAGCCGGGAACCGTAAGTCCCTTGATGATGCCCGTGGTAACCTTTCCCTAACCTTTTGTGAGATAGCCGATGCAATCGACTCAGTTAGATATGTTCGAAACAAACAGCCAACAATCATCTTCTGGGAGAATGTTCCAGGAGTTCTTAACACAGCCGACAATGCTTTCGGATGCTTTCTGGCAAAACTTGCCGGAGAGTCTTGTGAGCTGCAACCGCCAGGGGGAAGGTGGTCGGACTCTGGTTGTGTGCATGGCCCCAAACGAACAATCGCGTGGCGAATCTTGGATGCCCAATATTTCGGCTTGGCCCAACGCAGAAGAAGGTTATACATTTGTGCCGTTCAAAACAGTTTTAGAGCCGTTGACTCAAGAAAAATATTATTTGAGTTTGAAGGGGTGCGCAGGGATATTAAACCGTGGAATGAACACGAAAAGACAATCCATACCACCGAAGCTAATGGAATCCCTTTTGATATGCTTGGATTCGGGCAATATGGAACAGGAATGACTGCAAGCACAATATTGGCTAGGGATTACAAAGACGCAAAAGATTTAGTGGTAACGAGTGATTTCAGGGTTCGCAGACTCACCCCTACCGAATGTGAAAGATTGCAGGGTTTTCCTGATGGTTATACGAACATCCCGTGGCGCAACAAGCCCGAAGCCCCTGATGGCCCACGCTATAAGGCTTTAGGTAACTCCTGGGCTGTCCCCGTGGTTAACTGGATTGGCAATCGAATCAATGAAGCACTCAACAGGTAAACCAACCAAGTCCGAGCAGGCTAGGTTCAATGCGATCAAAGATGCTGCTGTCTGCGTCTGCTGCCACCAGTTAGGGCTAATCTCAACATATGTAGAGATTCACCACATACTGTCAGGGAATCGCAGGATTGGGCATCTGGCAACAGTTGGGCTTTGTCCGTGGCATCACAGGGCTATTCCGTTAGACGGGCATACAAAGGCTTCTATGCGGTCTGAGTATGGGTTTAGCCTAGCCGAAGGAAGCAGGCCGTTTCGTGGTCAGTTTGGATCGGATGCCGAGCTACTGGCTTACCAGGATGCAATGCTTGACAGCTCGATGTGTATGCCCCAAGATAGCTGATGGTGGGTGCTGCATTTTGACTTTGGTAGGTCACTTGCTTGGGTGTTCCTGTTCACTTCCCACGCATCATCTCGTTGATGCACCGCCGTATGGCGGTCACGCAATTCATGGTTCTACGGTCTTATCCCTCTGATGTCATTCCGCAGACTTGACCCTACTTCGGTAGGGTTTTTTTTGCTAATTGTTCCATTTATGGAATATTGAATTTCATTTATGGGCTTGACTGTGTATGTATGATGTGTTATACTGTTCTTACATGGGAAAGCCATGTGTTTCAAAATCGCACTTTAACAATACGGAAGTAATACCATGAAGCTACCAAAGCAAGTTGAAAACTTTGATGATGAGCGTTCAGATGGAAATGGGATTATTGTAAATCTCAAAAAGGGATGGGCTTTTTCGCCTCATCATAGTTCACAAAGCGCAATTCATGTTGAAGGTTTTGATACGATAAAAGAAGCAATATCTGCATCAAAAAATGCAAGTAAATGCTGCTGTGATGATTGTATAAAATAACAGATAACAATGACATATTAACCCTTAGAAATAAAAACAAACCCCACTTCGGTGGGGCTTTTTATTTAGAACGGCTCAGAATCTTCAGGATACGCGCTGACATTAAATCCGATAGCCAAAGTCACATAAGCCTCTGCGGTCTTTGGTGTGCCTGATGAGTCGGTAGCCACGCACTTAAAGGTCACATAGTACCGTTGATCAGTACCCGTAGCTGAGAAGGCCATATCCTTCGTAGAAGGCGCATAAGCCAGGGAAACCGCACTTGCACCACCGCCAAGCCGTGACCATAGATAGGTGTACGGGCTAGTACCGCCAGTTACGGTAGGAACGACATCTGCGCTAGTCCATGCCCCGTTGGGAATATAGCTTTCCTCGATGTAGTCAGGCGCAAGAGACACGGTCATGGTTGCCGTAGCACCGCTTGTATTGTTGCAGAACAACAGACTACGAAGCATTAGCTTACCCCAGTAACCGCGCCGACCTGCCAGTTTGTACCGCCATCCGTGGTAATCAGGGTAAACACATCAACCGCACTTGCGCTGTTGGACAGGGTCGGAGTTGTGCCACCGCTAAAGTTATAGGCAGCACCCCATGTCATTGTGCGTAGGGTGGCATCAGCCTGGCTACGAATAACGGTCAGGGTTACGGTGCTAGATGCCGGAACATTGGTCACGCTAACCGAAGTGATGTTTCCAGTTTGGGCGATGGTGCATACAGGGCCAAGTGAGTAGTCAATGGTCACCGCGCCGGATTGTCCAGTCAATGCGTTCTTCTTCTCGCGTTGCAGGTTTAGGACAGCGTTCTTCAGCTCTTTACCGCCAAAGTCAACAGGGTTCGCTAGGCCGAAGCTCACGGTATCGCCAACCTTAGTAAAGGTCAGGAAGTTGGTGCTGACAGCCTGATAGCTGTTCGGCAGGGAAGCCTCTGCATCAACCGTGATGTAGGAAGCCGATCCAAGAGCCACAGCAGCCGTAGTGTAGCCAGTAGCACCGCTATTGACCACCACCGCCTTGTTCGCATCAGTAGCCGGATTGATAGCCGGAAGCTGACCGACAACATCTGCTGCCTGGGCGACTAGGACATCTGCGCTCGTGTAAAGCTCAAGACGATAGGTTGCAGCCGACAGGTAGATGTTTTGTGGCGGTTTCCCTGCGCTGTTCAGCACAACGGGATTAGTGTTGGCAGACGATAGGGTAGAGTTGCTGTAAGTGTTCAGCAGGCTAGAAGTCCCGTCAGAGTAGGCATAAATCTTACCGCCAGATAGCGGATTGCCATTGGCATCAAAGAAGGTCTGAAGTTTATTTGCAAATAGGTATGCCATTATTGTTCCTCAACAGCTTCAGGGTTATAAATCGGATCACCATATCCACCAGTAGGTATAACGGTTTGTTTGTATATTTCTGCAAACTGCTGAATGTCCTCGTCATCTCGATTGGCCTTAGCAAGCAGATCAACCTGCGAAGCCCCTACTTTAGGCGGTAACTTGGTCGTGGTAGCAAGCCAACGGACAAACCTCGGATTGGTCATCAGACGGGCAGAAAGGTTTGCAATGCCTGCACTACCTAATGCTGCTGCACCTGCGGTAATCCCACCTGCGACTGCACTTTGAGTAGCACCGCCTGCAATAAGACCAGGGATAGACGCAACCGCACTAAACAGGCTAGTAAACTGTGATTGTCTTGCCGTTCCTGATGTATTCATTAAGTATTTGCCGGATTCGCGCAGGTTTTGTGCAGCCCTTGCAACCGCATCCATATCAGAAAAGAAAGTCTTTCCATAGGCTGCTTGACCAAACAGGGCCATCTTTGCTTCTTTAGACAGCTTGTTATAGTTGGTCAAGAATGTTTCGCTACTGAATTGATCGGCAAATACATCAGATGCAGCCTTGCCTGGGGTAGCAGTCCCCATTTTGCGGATAACGGCGGCCGTCACATCCTTACGGGCTTCAATCGGCAAGCTGCGCATAACACTAGTCAAACGGGTTGCGCCATCTTTTGTTCCTGACAGCAAGGCATTGAAAATAACCTCGCCCCCACCATTCTTATCAACAATCTTTGCAATCTCATCCATGCGCTGCATTGCTTTGTTGTAGAACAGGTCTGCCCGTTTCAGTTTACTCAATGCCTTAGGATTGTTAGCCAAAGACTCAGCAATGTCCTGTGACAAAAGACCATACATCCGGCGAAGTTGTGCAGTATCAACATTAGGATTGAACAAAGAGCTTCCTATTGCGTTACCTATTCGCGACCGCAATGCCTTGATTCCTTCGTAGCTAAAACCCTGTTTGCCTTGAATAGTTAAGTCATACCAGTCTGCAAAAAGGTCGTCAGATATTTGCCTCATTTCAGGGCTTGTAATCATCGTACTGCGAGATGTTCTTTCAAGTCCAGGGATAGGAGTATTTATCTCCTCAAGGAAAGCCATTGTATTTTTAGGTACAACCGTGTGGTTTTTCCCTATAAGATTCTCAACCTCATCATAAAGTTTTGATGCCTTGCTTCCCTTGCCGAAACCAATAGTTGATTCACGGAAAGATTCCGCGCCTTGCTCAATGGCCTTGCCTGCTGTAGTCGGAGTTGCACGGGACAAGTCCTCTGCAATCTGCTCGACCTTTCCACCAATGGCAGCTTGTTGCTGTTCACCAAACCCTGCAATACGGCCTGCACCACCTGGGTAGTTTGATAGCATCTGCTCAACAGACTGCGCCCTACGACCAGTAGCTTGACCAACGGTGGGAGTTGTTCCAAGCCGTTCAAAGTCTGCAATGACTTGATTGATTTGTTCAGGGGTAGCACCACCACTAACCATGCGCTTTACTTGGTTGATCAAAGCAGGTGTTGCAGACACACCAAGACTGGCAATAATTCCTGCTGCAGTTTGCTCAGTAGGTGTAGCACCTGATTCACGGGCAATACTTTCGGCAACACCGCCTGAAGTAGCAGCAGCATATTGCAATGGCAAAGCAGCTTGAAATGCTTTAACAGGAAGTTTAGATAAAGCAGCAGTACCGCCTATATAAGAAGTTGTGGTTTCAAGACCGCGCTGAAAAGGTGTTTCTGGCTTCATAACACCAACATCAGTAAGCAGATCCTGTACGGGCTGAGTTATATTGGGAATGTCAATGAACCGCTTAGGCTCTCTGCCTGCAACCAAGTCTGCGGTTGTTGGTTCTTCTTCCATTACCTTATTAGTAACAAGGACAGGCGGTGAGTATTGAATGGCAGTCGTACCCAAATCAACAAGGCCAGTAGCCGCTTTCGTAACTCCACGAATCATTGAGTCTGCCCTGCGATTAGAATCTTCTAAAGCAATCCTAAACTCAACAGGATCATCCCATAGATATGCAGAATGCAACCCGCCCTGTAGCTTTTCAAAAAAACTTAATGGGGCATCGCTTGTTTTGGCCCTGCGCAATTCCTCTGGCGTTGGTTTTACCGCAACAAAATCAATAGTCGGCGGTTCTTGCACAGGCATAGGCTGAACAGGAACAGGCTGACCAGGTACATATGGTTTATCGCCGTAGCTCATTACTTTTCGCCTTTTTGGTATCTCATTCCAGTATTTATATCAACATAAACCGTGCCAGGCGGTAGGGCATCTCGTTCCTGCTTATTGGAAACAGCAGCCTGAACACCATAAAGAGAAAGAATATCAGTTTTTATTTGATTAAAAGTTGCACGGTTAGTTGACATTGGATTTGACATCTTGGGAAGTTGTGCCTGAAGCAATCCAACATCAAGGTTACTAAATGCGCCTTCGCCTGGGGTCTTAAACATCCTTTTTACCGTAGCAAGTATGGCATCGTTTGCAGTAATAAGCTCTTTACCCTTGTCTGTATTTTCCATGAAATACTGATCAACAGTCCCCGTATCAAAGAACGGATTTTCTTGCAATGCGCCAAGAGCCTTGTCAATACGAGCCAAACCACGAAGCAATGAAACTGCGTCATTTTGGTCTTTTTTTGCTTGCTTTTTCTGAGCTTCGGACTCTGCCTTTAATTTCTCTGCCCTCATTTGAGCTTCAGTAAGTTGCGCCTGTTCAAGCTGCGCTGTTATAGGTGACGGTAGGGCTTCAAACTTCTTTTGACCCAACGATGAAATCTGACCGCTGAATCGAGCCGGATCACGGCCTGAAGCACTAATCTCAGCAGGGGTCATGTCACGGAAGGTTTCCTTTGCTTCACCAGGCTTCCTCGGTGCGGTGTAGGTAACTTGACCATTAGTAATCGCAACCTTTGGCATACCGCCAGTCGCAGCAAACTCCATGCCTTCAACACCAGGCGATCCAAAGCGGTTAGGCGCACTTCCGGCAGGCATAAGCTCTGCAAACTGAGAAGGCGGTTGCATCATTCCCCCGACAAGGGCATTACGGGGTTGTGGGGCATACTCGTCTGCCATAACCGCACCTGCGCCTTTCAGCATCATATTACCCATGCTCGGCATAATCTGCGGTTGCTGCAACATCGCGTTCTCATCAATGCCATATCCCTGATTGGTTTCGCCTGCTCGATTAGTGGGACTAGGAACATTAAACTGTCGCGGTGGAAGCTCAGTCTGACCAGGAACAGCCATTGGAACGGCAGGCGGTGTGGCAAGAGAGTTAATGGTGGGTTGTGGTGATGCGCTAGAAGCACCACCAGGCATAACCTGAGTTGTTGATGGATAGTCGCTAGGATTTTTTGCAAAATATTCATCAACAGGAACAGGCCTCATCCTATTATTTATGTCTTGCACAAACTGTCCAGACAAAATACTTCCGCTAGGCAGCGTTCCTTCAGGAATCCTAAATGTAGTATCGCCAGACTTTATTTCAACCATTTTGAATGTTGCATTAGGCTTTTCACCACCACGAGCTATTACGGTAGGTGCTTGTCCTGGTCGACCCGAATAGCGAATCTGTCCTTCGCCAAGAGTAAATTGCTCGGCAGGAACAAACTGCTCACTAAGCCCTTCAATGGCCTTGTCAAGCTGTTGGATATTTACAGGGTCATTTTCATCCCATACGGAAGGAAGGCTGCCCTTAGCTTCTGGCAGTAACTGCTCTACCTTCATTCGGTATTGATTCCATGCAGCAGCTCGTTGACTTGGATCAAGTTTCCTGAACCCAATCAATGCCTGTGTTGCGTACTTTCCGCGAGCTATTTCCTCAGCCCGTTTCTTTTGTTCCATGATCAGGCTGTTTTCTTGCGCAACAAGTTGATCCTGCCTTGCTTCTTTGACTGCGCCGTACATATTTATCGGCTGAATCAAGTTGTAATAGTCTTGATATTGCATATCAACCAATTCCTATAATTGCTTTACCGATGTCTTTAACCGCACTTCCCCAAGTCGAACCTTGAGATGCTTCCTTGCCTGCCTTAGCCTGAGCCTGGATTCCTTTACCTTGACCATAATAGTTGAGATAGTTGGCAAGGGCTGCGGATTGCCCTGATGCGCCACTTAGACCAATATCAGTACCGCGATACATACGGTTCAGGTAGTTTTGCATCTGCGTACTAGCAAGGCCTTGCCCGTAGTCAATAAACTGCTTCTGAGCCTGACCGCCAAACAAACCGCCACGGGCAGCAAGATTACGAGCCAGATCAGACTGGCCTTGTTGCAGGGCAAATTGGTATTCTGGGGATGATGTTAAGGCAGTATAGTCGCCCTGTGCAGCAGCTTCCTCAAAGGCTCGAAGCCGATTTAGGGACTCTTGACCGTATGAACCATACG